CCTCATGAGCGGGTGAAACCATCCCCGGCCAGTAGTGGCAGTCACTCGCCACCACGACCGTGCCGTTGCGCACCGTCTCGGCCATGTCGCGCTCGTACTTCTCCGCGCGCGAGACCGCAAGCGCATCCTGCGCCTTGGCCTTCTCGGCGATGGGACCGCCGGTCGCCTTCGCGCCCTTCGCCGTCAGCGCGATACCGTACCGCGCCTCGATGGTGCGCCGGCGGAAGTAGATCTGCCGTATGTCGATTTTCAACGCATCGGCGACTTTTCGCGCGCTGCCAAATCTGCTCCAGGCTTCGATGATCTGCTGGTCGTCAACGAGCTTCGGCACGGTTCACCGCTTGAGGTTGCTGTCGAAAGAGGAAAGCGCCTGCGCGAGCAGCGACCCGAAGTTGTCGACGAACACCTCGTCGAACGACAACTTGTGGTTCATCTCATCGAGCAGGGCATGGGTCAGTTCGTGGCAGAAGGTCTGCTGCATCTCGGTGTCACCGAGCTCGCTCCGCAGACCGATAACATGGTGCGACGGGTCGTAGATGCCGACCGAGTCGCGCGGGAACTTGTGCCGCTGCCACCCGGCAGGCGTCAAAATCTTGACGGTGATGCGGTGGCCGTGGATGCAGAACCGGCGCGGAATGCCGAGGCGCTTGTAGCGGTCTACGGGCTTACCCACCGCTGGAGCTCCCCGAGCCGGGTCGCGTCTCGCTCGCAGGCGGCGAGATGCTCCGCAAGAGCTTCTCCCGCGTCGCCGGACTCTCCGGCGGGAGCATCAGCCGGGCCGGGGGAGGGACCGCCTCCTTCACCCGGGGACACGGGACAGGCCCCGGTGTCGCGCAACCGCCGAGCAAGCTCGCGCCCGCGACGATCGGCAGCGCCCAGTTTCGCATCGAGGTCACGCTCTACCCCCTCTCGGCGCTCAATCTCGCGCCGGTATGCCTCATGTGACGCACGCAGAGCCTGTGTGTGGGCCTCTGCGTCCTTGGACCGAGTCTCGGCCCAGTCCGCCCGGACAGCCCCCGAGCCGGCTTCATAGCCCGTCCGGTAGGCCGCCCGGTAGCCGAACCACCCGGCACCAATCAGGACGACGGCAACCGCCGCCCAGACCTTCACGCCTTCGGCTCGACCTTGCGCTTGGCGTACACCGACCACGCCGCCGCAGCGAGCGTCGCCAACGCACCAGCCACCGCCGTCAGCGTCGCCGCATCGACCAGCCCCTTGCTCACAAGGAACCCGCCGAGGAACGCCACCACAGCACGAACCACACCACCAATCTCTTCACCACTCATGGGACACCTCTCCTCTGGAATACGGTCAGTTGACGCCAGACCGGACATGTTTGGCATCAGGATGTTGGAAATGCGGGAACTCGGGGAACCGCTTCCACCGTCCCGCCCACTCGAGCCCGGCCGCCTCGCCGAGCTTGCCAACACGCTGCCATAGCTCAAGATCATCGCGCATGTCGTCAGAGGGGTCGTTGTCGATGCCATCGCCGGTCATGCCCCAAACGGGCTTGCCGTAGCGCAGCGGCACGACATCCACCGCAAGACTCGCAGACTTGCCGCCGACCGTGAAGTTGTGCATCGACTGGCCGGGCTTCGCGTTCGTCACCCGGCGACCGGGCTTCGTCCGACCAATCGCGTACAGCCGCGCCTGCTCCTCGTCCGACCGATAGGTGCAGGTCACGATGAGGTCGATGCCTTCCTTCACGCACGAGCGCAGGAACCGCTCGACGAGAGGACGCACCAGCGGGTGCAGGTCCGTGAGCTTCCGACTGCTCACTTGAAAAAAACTAGCGTGGCAAGGATGCCGGCCATGCCCGTCATCAGCGCGAAAGCGATCTTGACGAGCAGATGCTGGATGGCATCTACCCGCTTGCCGAACTCCTTGCTGTTGCTCTGGATGGTGTCACGCAGCGCGATGTGGTCGTGCCTCAAGCGTTCGTAACGCTCGGCACAGACGGCCTCGTGCGAGGAGAAGTCACTCTCGACCTTCCGCAGACGCGCAGGCCAGGTGTCAGGGTCGGTCATCGAAGCTTGGTCGTAGCGCATACATTACAGCCCCAGTACCTCGCGCCTCGGAGCAGAGGCGGCAATCTGTTCAGCCTTGGCGAATCGCTCCGCCGCCTGCCCGGCAACCGGCGCCGCCGCGAGGAGCTGCTGCATCTGCGCCTGCTCCTGATCGGCAGCGTCCATGGCCTCGAGCTCCTCATCCGACCGCAGCGCCTTCGCCGGGACATTGTTCGCCTCGGCGATGACCTTCACCGCCTGGTCGGCGTTGATGCGCCGCAGCACCTTCATGTCGCCCGACGCCTGCGCTACCGGCAGGATGGCCTCGATGGTCCGCAGGATGCCGGCGGCCTCCTCAGCACGCATCAGGCGGGCGAGCGGCCCGGTGTACTTCGGGAGAATCTCGCCACCGCCCATCACATAGTCGAGCAGCTGCGGGGGCGGCTCGGGCAGCGCACCGGCGGCCGACAGCAGGTCGAGCTCGCGCTCGATGATGGGGCCGAGGAACTCGGACTGCTGGCGACCCATCGTCGGGCCGAGCAGCGCACCCTTCTCCTGCGCCCGCTGCAGCACCTCGGTCGCCGTCATCGCTCTCGGCTCTTCAATCAGAATCTGGAACAGCGTCACGAGGAACGAGTCGTTCACGGCCTTGCGCTTCTGGTCGGCCATCTCCATGCCGATCGGCAGGTTGCCGCCCGTCATCAGCGGCTGCACCAGCGGCGTACCGTCCTCGCGGAGGTAGCCGTAGTTCAGGGCATTGGGGCGCACCGAGAACGCATTAAGGGCGCCCTCCTCGGACAGTATGAGCGGCGGGTCGACCATGCGGTGCGCCATCCGAAGCATGGTCTTTTCCATCTCCTGCAGGGATTTGATGTCGGCCAACGCCTCCATCGCAGGACTGCGCCCATAAATCTCTCGCGGCCCGGTCACATACCGACCGACCGCGTACGGCATCGCCCGGTAGCCGCCGTCATCAAGCAGCGTATCGCCCTCGCGCGCGACGTACCGCGACTGATAGGCCATGCCGTCGGGACCAGCCCGCCCGGCCTTGTAGTCGCCGTTCGGCTTCACGCAATGCACGAACTCGAACATGTCGTTGCCACGCGAAGCAGCCGCCGACTTGATGCCACGCGGGAGGTTCTTCTCCCACCCCGGCACCTGCATGGCCTGACGCGCCGTCAACTGGAAGCAGCGGTAGACCGTGTCCACCCGTCCCGTGTGGTCGAGGTCGATGACGATCTCGGAGAGCGGGACGGCGCGGTAGCGCAAAGTCACGCCGGGTATCTCGTCGATGAAGAGCGCCGAGGTGCCGAACGCGCCCAGGCTCATGTAGCACTCGAACGCCTGCGAGGCGAAGTTCGCCGTCGGGGCATACCGCTGCCGGAACAGCATGTCGCGCAGGGCATCGCACCAGCGCTGCACCGCGATGTTCTCGTCGAGCTCGGGGATGCCAGTGTGCAACCCGTGCCAGACCTGCGTCGCCGGGGTCAGCATCGAGTCCATCGCCGCCGCGAACCGGGGCAGAGCACGCTGCGCCGTCGAGTCGAAGATCTTCTCCGACCGCTTCTCGCCCGGCGTACGCTGCCCGGTCATCTCGGCCATCGACGGCCAGACCCGCTCGGCCACCTCCTGCCAATGTGACTCCCATGTACCGCGAGCGCCCTTCAGGCGGTCGTAGTCGGCAAGTACCTCGGTCGCGCGTGAGTCAGCCATTCATCACTCCCAGAGCAGGAACGCGCCGTCTTCCAGCGTGATGTTCTCGTCGATCTCGGTCACGAGGTTGCCGGCGCTCTGGTCATCGCCCGTCCCGTCGCGCCGCATCGAGCGGCCGGTCGTGCGCTCCTTCGACCGAGGCCAGGTACGCATCAGAACCCCGCAGTCGGGATGCGAAGCGCCTGCGCGTAGACCGCCGTCGCCGTGGCGATGTTGCAGCGGACTTCGCCGGCGCCGAGCTCGAAGATGCCACCACCCGCAGCGGTCAGCGTCACATCAGCGCCGACATCCTGCGCGGTGCCGTTCGGCCCCTTGCACTGCAGCTTGACCGTGCCGCCGCCGAAGGTCGCCTCGACGCGGAACTCCCCACGGCCACCCGGCCATGCGAACCATGCACCAGTCGCGCTGGCATTCGATGCGAGTGTGATAGCAGTAGCCATAGACTCTCCGTTAGGCCGCTACGGCCTTGATGACCGCGAAAGAGAGAACCACGGCCTCCGACAGGTTGCCGCTGGTCTGACAGTTGAACAGGGTGATGGAGCAGGAACCCGCAGCCACTGCGCCAACACTCACCAGGTACGCACCCGCCGTGCCGCCAGACTTCACGCTCACCACCACCACATCATCGGCGGCAATCGCGCTGTTCGTCAGCGTGAATGACACCGGGTTTAGGTGCGTCAATAATGCGTTGTGCATCGTAATCTGGCCGCAAATCTTGTCGAGCGTGACAGCAGTCGCCTTGCTGGTGAGCTGCGTGACCGCGCCACCAGCCCCGGTCGCGTAACCCACGCCAGCCGAACTCGAGGTCGAGCAAATGGAACTCGCCGCCGTCACCGCACCGGCCTTGGTCACTTGGAACCGCGCCGCGCCGCCGACCAGCAGGTTGATGAGCATCGACCCGGCAGCCGAGGCCGTGTCGGTGACATCGAGCTTGATGCCCGAGAAGGTCGTCGCGACGTTGTTCCAGATTGCCACGAGGTCGGCCATCGCAGCGCCGGCCAGCGCCTTCGGCGTGATCTTCTTGGTCTCGCCTGCGCCGGTGTCGACGATCGGCAGGACATCGGCGGCAGAGTCGACATCGACCTGCGCCAACGCGTTGAACTGACTGATGCGCTTGGTCGCCATCAGCCGCCCCCGAGCAGCCTCGTGGTGCCGACGCCGCCCATCTGCCGGGTCTCAGGCGTCGACATCATCGTGGCAGCACGACCGCGCCGACGCCGCATCCGGGTCGACTCGATCTCGCGCTGCTTCGCCACATCCGTCTCGGGCGGGGGAGGCGGGGCCTCAATCTTCGGCATCTTGGGTTTGAAGAGACCAGACATCGGACACCTCCGGCACAGAACTCGTCGCGAGTCTAGCCCAAGACGCTGTAGTCTGCCACCGCCGCGCCGGGCCGCGCCGGGCGCTCTGTCCCACGGAACGGCCGCCGACCCTTGGCGAGGTACCGCAGGGCATCGGCGTAGTGCGAGGTCCAGTCGTGCAGCGGGCGGTCCTTGAAGCGCTGCAGCCGGTCGTCGTACTCGCGCCGATACTGCCGGATGGCGTCCATCGCCCGCCTCATCCGCGCGCGGGCATCCTCGACCGTCTCGCCGGGGAACGGGTCAGGCTCGGCGTTCCACTCCACCACCGGCAGGAGCTGGCGCACCGCCTGGATGCCATCGTCCACGCTGTCGGCTTCGAGGATGCGCGGCTTGAGACCGAACGCGGCCGCCTGCTGCGGGCGGGACTTGCCGCTTCCCCACTCCTGCACCGCGCCGTCGTGCGGCCAGATGTGGTCGCCGTAGACATAGTCCATCGCGAGCAGCTTCTTGGCGTACCAGTCGAGACCGACGCCGCTGCCCTCCAGCACGTTGACGATCCGCACCTTGTGACCGACGAACTGGTAGAACCAGATGACCGTCGAATCACCCACCCCGATGTCCCACGCCGTCCCCACCGGCTGCCCGACGATGGCCGGGTACGCGCCCACCCGCCCGGCCTGCTCGGCCTTCGTGATGGCGTCGCCGTAGTAGGCGCCGGGGATGTCTGCATCGAAGTCGCAGTAGTACTCCTGCCGGATGATGGCCTCGGCTTCCTTGTCGCCGCGCTCGTTCTTGAGCTCCTTGCGCTCGCGCCGGATGGTCTCGAGCGGGATAGCCTTGGTGTCCTCGACCGTCAGCACCTGCCCGAACCAGTCGGGGTCGCCGCGCGCGTATTCGACGAGCCGGGCGAAGTGGTTCCGGCCACGCGGGGTCGAGATGAAGATGGCCCAGCCGCCGTTCTCCGCGAGGATGGGACGCAGGAACGCCCACGCATTCGGGTCGGCCATCGCGTACTCGGAGAACACCACGCCCACCGGGGGCGAACCGACGAGGCTGTTGTAGTTGTCAGAGCCGACTACCTGCCAGGTCGAGCCGTTCTTGAACCGGATGAACATGTCCTGCTCGCGCGTCGACTCGCGCAGCTCGGCAGGAAAGGCGTCATCGATGCGCCGGCGCCCGGTATGCGGGTTCACCGCGTCCCAGATGGCCTTCCGGGACTGGTTCGCCTGCGGGAGCATGTGCCAGATGCTGCCTACCCGCGTCATGGCCGAGACAGCCGCCCAGTGCAGGGAGAGGTCGTCCTTGCCAGATCTTCGGTGCCACGCCAGCGCGAGCCGCTTCTTGCCCGCCTCAAGCGCACCCCACGCGCCCATCTGATACGGGCGGGGGAGCCAGCCGTTCGCCGGCAGTTCGATGTCAGGCATCCGTCAGCCGCTTGACCGTGACGGTGAGCCCGACCGCACCAGAGTGCTCGACCTCGGCCTTGTCGCCGTAGCGCTTCGGCTTGAGCTTCGAGGCCACCCACTTGCGAGCGTCGACCATGATGCGCTTGTGGTTCGCGTCGATGTCGGGGTTGTCGGCGATTTCGATGATGCGGTCGGCGTGAGACTCGGCCTGATCTTCACGCGCACGCGCGTATTGGCCGACAAATTCTGCCTTATCATTCAACCAGTTGAGGATGGTCTGCCGATTCGGCATG